TTTGTCAATGTTACGTGTGGTTTGGTCAATGATGTAAATAGCCATCTTGGATTGAAATATTGGGGTGGCTCATATATGAGCGGGATTCCGACATACGATGGCATGTGCGGTTCCCCAATTATAACAGACAGAAAGAGTGGGCCCATGATTCTTGGTGTGCATTCCGCAGGTGCGACTGGTACTACGACAGCACGATTTTGTGCCTTGGGACAACGAGACATACGTGACACATTAGCTTTGTTTAATGATGACATAGTCCCCAATTCCATTATGCATGAGGAAGGAGATTTTGTAGCGGCACTTGGTTTTAAAAATACCAATTTTGAGTATACTACCAAGCAGTGTGAGAGGGCAACTTCTCCATACGTTGCTGGACAGTATGATATTTTGGGGTATACCATTGAACCGCGACGAAATTTCAAGAGTGCCGTAACTGTCACCATGTGGAGTGAAGAACTTGAGAATTGTGGGATGCCAAGATTGCATGAGGCACCACAATTAATGAATTCATTTGTGCCATGGAATTTATGGCTTACAAATACAAGTGAACCATCTATGATTGATGCAGTCTACTTGGACATGGCGAAGGATGATTACATACACAAGATAATCACAGCCATAGAAAAAGACAAGATGCCTCAATTGTTAGAGTATGTGAAGGTGCTGCCGCATGAAGTAGTCTTGGCAGGACTAGATGGCGTGAAGGGTATTGATGCCATAAATCGCAAAACTAGTATGGGTATACCTTGGTGTAGGCCTAAGAGTGAGTTTATCCAACCTGTTGATGAAGAATATCCTGGCATAACTGCCCCTTTGGGCGTTAAAAAGGAGATTATGTTTGAGATACAAAAGATGGAGGAAAAACTCAAAGAAGGCCAGCGAGTGTATGTGGCGCATAGATGCAATTTAAAGGATGAAGCTGTGAAGCTTAATAAAGCTAAAGTGAGAGTATTTATGGGTTCTCCCTTCCCATATTTGTATTTAATGAGAAAATACTTTTTGGGAGTGAGTGCTTTTATACAAGCGAATCCATATTTGTTTGAAACTGCTGTTGGTATAAATTGCTATGGCCCAGAGTGGACCAGATTGCGCCAGTATTTAACTAGGTTTGGCGATAAGACCTTATTTGCTGGAGATTATAAGGCCTTTGATCAGAAGATGGAGATTTCAATCACCAAAGCTGCATTTGAAGTTCTATTAGTTTTATGCAAGATGGCTGGTTACACAGAGGAAGACATGACTGTGTGCCGTGGCTTAATGACTGAAACTATAGAAGGTTGCTACAACTTGAAAGGTGAATGGATTGGATTGTTTGGTAGTAATCCTAGTGGGCATTCTTTGACAGTTGTGATTAACGGCATAGGGAATGCGATCCAGATGAGAGCTCCATATTTTGCCTTGTCACCTGTTATGCCTGCACCTTTTCATGAAAAGGTGAATTTGATCACTTATGGCGACGACAATGTAGTGAATGTTGATGAGACAATACCTTGGTATAACCACACAACAGTAGCTGCCAAGTTCAAGGAGTGGGGTATAACATATACCATGGCAGACAAAGAACAGGAGAGTGTACCTTATATTGATATAGATGAATGCAGTTTCCTTAAGAGGAGATGGGTATACTGTGATGAGAGGAAGGTATACCTAGCCCCTTTAGAGCATGATTCCATTTCAAAAACAATGCACACTTATGTGGCATCAAAAGTGATTGATGCTAATGAACAGCATGCTGAATTGCTCATGTCTGCAAATCGTGAGTATTTCATGTATGGTTATGAGATATTTGAAGAGAAGAGGGCAATGTTAATGGAATTAGCTAGGAAGTATAACGTTAGCCACTTTATCCCTAATGGCGCACTACCCAATCGTCAAGAGTTGGACGACTGGGTGGTGTCAGCTTATTAGGGGTTTAGAGGTTAATTGTATATATGTAAATAGCTCGGTGAACGTCACTAGAAAATAGCGGATGCCTGTGGGAACCATGGGCTAAAAACACAAGAACCCTTCTTGTATTGGATACCATATTTTGTACACTATTAATTAGACTATGTACTTTGTATAGGCTTGCAAGAATGTAGACACACTGCTCGTGGTGATGCTGTATTTACAGCTTAGTCGCAATTTTGTCTGATTCCTCTGCGTAGAATAATGATAACTGCGTGGTTGTAACACTTCATTGCCAACACTAACAACAATTATGACGGTGCCGCGTCTTATCAAATCGGCACAACTAGTTCTAGGATAAATTCAAATACTGTAACTTTTAGGGATGGACAAGAGCAGTGGGATGCTGCTATGGACACCCGTGGTGATGAAACGCGCCATATAACAGTGCATGATGATGTTGGATTAGATAGTTTTTTCGCTAGACCCATATCAATATACACTTTGACATTGACACCTGGATCAGCTTTTGCTGGAACATCCATTAACCCATGGCAATTGTTTATGACAAATAATAGGGTTTCAAATAGGATGAGCAATTATAGGTTGTTTTCAGGTAATTTATGTTTGAAGGTAATGATTAATGGAAATAGCTTTTACTATGGAAGATACATGGTTTCATATGCACCATATTGGCAGCGCGACGTTGCTTTTGCTGGCACTGCCTTAGGTAGCGCTTCCTCACTCATGCAGAATTCTCAAAGATTGAAAATCTTTGTGGATCCTTCTGAGTCCCAGGCCGGTCATTTGCGATTGCCATTTTTGTGGCACACTGATATGTTGGACTTAACCAACTCAGATTACACTGAGCTAGGTGCTGTCTCCATAGAAGAATTGGTAACTTTAAAACATGCAAATGGGGCTGTGTCGCCAATTACTATGACGATATTTGCTTGGATGGAGAATGTTAAGCTATCCGCCCCTACCGTGCAGGATATAGTTGGTATTACTGCACAGGCAGGTGATGAATATGGCTCCACACCAGTTTCAGCAGCAGCTTCGGCTGTTTCTAGAGCTAGTGGAGCTTTGACATCTATACCTGTTATTGGTCCTTACATGAAAGCCACGTCCATGGCGAGCGGAGCAATGTCCTCCGTTGCTAAGATGTTTGGTTATTCCAGGCCTGTCAATTTGGAAACATCGATATCTGTTAAGCAGAGACCTATTGGAGAGTTAGCAGCGACTGACACTCCTGACGGGTCAGTGAAGCTAACAGTAGATTCTAAACAGGAGTTGTCAGTTGATCCTGCTATTGTGGGGTTGTCAGGTGAAGATGATTTAGCTTTGAAGCGCATAGCGTCTAGAGAGACATATGCAACATCTTTTACGTGGACAACGGCGGGCACTACTAACACTTCATTGTACAATATTAGAGTTAAGCCACAGTATGGAGTTACGTCTACGGGTACGCTTGGCACTATATATACGATTCCAGCCTGTGCATTTGCAGTGTTACCTTTTAAGTACTGGAGGGGAACAATGCGGTATCGTTTTATGATAGTTGCGTCAGCATATCATAAAGGTAGACTCAAGTTCGTGTGGGATCCTGTTGCACACGGAACTTCAACTGAGACAAATGTACAATACACTAAAATTGTAGATATATCTAATGAAAGAGATTTTGTTATTGATTGTGCTTGGGGTAATCCACGTGCGTGGTTGCCAACAGCTAGTGCCAATCAGTTCTCTGCTGTAAATACAATGCGTACTGCCGCTTATACATCTGCTACAGATGCTAATGGAGTTTTGAACGTTAGTGTATTGAATGAATTGACTACCCCAAACAGCAGCATAAACAATGACATTACTGTGCTCATTTTTATGAGTATGTGTGATGACGCTGAGTTTGCTGCTCCTAACAATCAGATAGAGAATCTCAGTATTTATGATCCAACTGTGCAGACGCAAGCTGGGTATGAGGTAATAACACCTCAAGGGGATATTGAAGGTGATCCTTTGGAGGATAACAATGCGCCAGAAGCCATGGCCAACACGGAAGAATATATACCGTGTAATCCCCTTACTGATAATTCTCTTCTTGTATATATGGGGGAATCTGTTAATTCTTTTAGGCAGCTCATTAAACGATACGCCGTGGATTACCACTATGCTAATATTGCTCCTGGTATTTATCAGCATGTCACTTCAGATTTCCCAATGAAGTATGGCTATACGTTTAATGGACTTAGAGGTACATCTCCCAATAAGTATGATACTTGTACCACTACAATGATGCGATACTGCGCAATGGCCTTTTTGTTTTATCGTGGAGGAACACGGAGAAAATATATGTTTTCTTCTAATTCTACCACCCCCCAGTTTGGTGCGATGATTATTGAGAGGCGTGGTCCATATGGCACCAGTGCCCCCACGACCACAGCTTTGACTATAACATCAGCTACAACCATATCTGATGGTATGCGTTCTGCGACGCCAACAGGTACTCAGGGTATGGCAGTCACCACATTAAGGCAAAATCAGATTATTGAGGCAGAATTGCCTTTTTACAAAGATGTTCGTTTTGCATTATGCAGGCGGTTGAATAGCTACCCTACATTTCCGGGTAGCACCACAATTCCTTTTGTTGAAGACTTGTGCCACACATTTAATTGTAATGTGTGGACACCCGCAACAGCAAATGTATACACATCATTTGTATCAGCAGCCGAAGATAGCACGTTCATGTGCTTTCAAGGCTGTGCTCCATTTTACATAGCGCCAACACTTGTATAAGTGCTGGCACTTGCCGTATGTTAGTGGTTACCTTGGGAAGCCAATGCCCTTGGTGTGAAACATATTGGTTTATATGAGGTCCGAGTACTCATATTGTTAAATTAAAAAGCTCGTGTAAAAAATAAAAAAGTGCAGACCACAAGGCGAGCACAAACAAATCCTATCGTGGACGATAGGTGGCACAGATTTATGTGATGGGTTGATCTTTTTAGATTTGCCTTGATTAATTCTGTGTGCGTCCGAAGATGACACT